CGATCAGGAATGTGGCACGGTCTATTCCGTGAACGGTCAATATGCCTTCGCAGGTGTCCATCGAGAAGTCCCAGTTCCAGCACATGAGCGCCAGCATGATGTCATGCAGTCTGGCGTAGTTCAGTCCACCGTGTATTCTGGTATTATGTGTCATGTCTCGGTCCTCCTTATGCGTTTACGATTTCGTAGCTAATGAAGAGGAGGCCGTCAAGGAAGCTGATCAGGTCGGCCTTGTTTATTGGGACGTTCTTTACGGTTGAGTCGTGGCCCTTCTGCTCGATGGTGAAGCGGTAGATGTCGTCGCCGAACTCGTCGATGTCGTTGCCGTCCTGGACGGTGATTGCTGATCCGTTAGCTTTGGTGAGCTTTACGATGCTGCCCTCTGCCAGGTCTCTCATGAGGCGGTCGGCTTTGATGTCGTTAAACTTGAATGTTGTCATGGCTGTCTTGGTTTTTAAAGGATTATTTATATCTTTGTTTCTATGTTTGTTTGTTTGTTTCTGCAAATGTAAGCATTTACTTTTAATAAACAAGCGAATACTTTAATTTTTAGACAAAAACTTTCGCTTTTAATAAAAGTAATCACTTTTATTAAACATTTTAACGCTTAAAAGCTAAAGTTATGACTGGTAAAGAGCTAAAACGATTGATACTATCTGACGATCTGACCGTCGCAGAAGTGGCGAGACGCCTGGGGACATCTCAGCAGAATCTTACATGCGCATTAAGTAAGGAAGACATAAAGACGGGCTTACTCGAAAGAGTGGCGGAAGTCATGGAGAAACCGCTGGCGTTTTTCTACGGTGAAAAATTCAGCACCGTCCAGTCGGCCGTCGGTGATAACAACACCCAGGTCGGCGGGAACTACCAGGGGTCAGACCCCGCGGTTCTTGAGCTTCTGAAAATGAAGGACGAGCAGCTCACGCTGACCATCAGGCAGGTCAGCAAGGCGCAGGAACAGATGGATCGCGTGCTGGATCGGTTCTGCAGGCCAGAGAAGGCCGAGGAATCTGGTGAGGTATAGGCTGTCCATGTCTTTGTGTTTGTTCGTTGTCTCCGGACAAATCACACATTATGCCAAATACACATAAATTGTATAATAATTTACAAAAATTGTAATATCATGAGAAACGCCTGTATTGTAGCCCTTGCGTGTGCATTGCTTTCGTCATGCGCATCATTTACCCCTGCTTCACGTTCGGTTGTATCGGTTTTCCTTGACTACCGCCCATACATGTCGGAAGGGTTCTTTATCAGTCCTGACCCATATCCGGGAAGCTGCGAAACTCTTGGCGAGCTTGCTCTGGAGGTCCGTCCGGGTCAGATGGAAATAGACGAGGTAAGTGTGGCTTTTTTTGACAGCGTGACTTACCGCAACAATAAGTATTATGGTTATGAGCGCATCTCTTATGAGACATTGCTAGATACGGCCGTAAGCAAGGCCAAGGCTACCGGCGCCGACGGCCTGGTTAATTTCAGCATTCAGAAGGTCGATGGACTGCATCCTTATTATATAGTTACGGGAGTTTGTATCAAGCGATGACCCAGGAGGAACAGAATATGATCGTCGGCCGCTTCTTCGAGGCGCTGGCCTGGCTCAAGGAGTCCCGGCAGATCCGCGGGCTCAAGACATTCACGGACCGCTACGACATCAACCGCCGGAGCATGCGCCGGCTGCAGGTGAACCCGGCGACGAACGACTTCAAGGCCGCGTGGCTCACCTACCTGGTGACGGACTTCGGCATCAGCGCCCAGTGGCTCCTGACCGGGGAGGGAAGGATGCATGACTAGGAAGATCGTCGCGTTCCTCCTGGACCGTGTCTCGGGCACGGACGAGGCCCGTCTGCGCTGCCGCGTCAAGTGGGACGGCTGCCGGCAGTCCGTAGCCGTTAGCATCGGGTACCGCGTCAGCGTGGACCGGTGGGACATGAAGGAGCAGAAGTGCATGCCGCGCTCCTACCACGGACGGAGCCGCGTGCCGGCTGCGGAGATCAACGCGGAGATAGACCGCTACAGGGCGGCCGTGGATTCCGTCTTCCTGCGCTTCAAGGCGGAGGGGCGGACGCCTGACCCGTCCGGAGTGCGCGAGGCCCTTCTGGCCCTCGTGAAGCCCGAAACGGCGCAGGATCCGGAGACGTCGGACTGGAGGCGGAACGTCATCCACGCCTTCAACCGCTTCATGGCGGAGCGCGGAGAGCGCAACCGGTGGACGGACGCCACCCGACGGAAGATGATGAACGTCCGCCGCCACCTGCAGGAGTGGCGCCCGGACCTGAAGTGGAGCGACTTCGACGAGGACGGCCTGTTCTCGTATGTCGGCTTCCTGCGCACCTCGACCCGCATGGATAACCGGAAGCGCGAGGAGGAGCGCGGCGGCCTCAGCGACTCCACCGTCGAGAAGCACGTGGGATTCCTGAAGTGGTTCCTCACCTGGGCCGACCACAAGGGCCTGCTGAAGTGCCGCGACTACGCCTCGTTCCGCCCGAAGCTCCAGAGGGCCGAGCGCCCGGTGATCTTCCTCGAGTGGAGCGAGCTCATGACCCTGTATGACCTGGACCTCTCGGACCGTCCGGATCTCGCCCCGACGCGCGACGTGTTCTGCTTCTGTGCCTTCACGTCCCTGCGCTATTCCGATGTGCAGGCCCTGCGCTGGGCCGACGTCTATACGGACCGCATCCACGTGACGACCGTCAAGACGGCCGACGCCCTGGTGATCGAGCTGAACGACTACAGCCAGGAGCTCCTCGCGCGGTATATGGAGGAGGCGCTGCCAGGCGACCGCGTGTTCCCCGTGCCGGCGAACCAGACGATGAACACGAGGCTGAAGGAGCTCGGCAGGCTGTGCGGCTTCGACCAGCTCGTGAGGGTCACGGAGTTCAGAAACGGAAGGCGCACCGACTCCCTTGTTCCGAAGTGGTCGCTCATCGGGACGCACGCCGCTCGCCGCACCTTCATCTGCAACGCCCTCATGATGGGCATCGCCCCGAACGTCGTCATGCGCTGGACCGGCCATGCCGACTATGACAGCATGAAGCCGTACATCGCCATAGCCGATTCCGTCAAGGCCCAGGAGATGGCGAAGTTCAACAAAAAACGGGACTAGTTTCGTGTCTTTCCCTGCCGTTTGTTGCCCTTTTTCAGTCCGATTCGATTCCGTCCCGTCGCGTTTCTGCGCGGCTGTGGGCGCGTTTTGCCGTTGTCCTTCCCCCCTTTGCCGTGCCCTTCAAGTCCTGGTATCTCAACAAACCTAGCTGAATATCAGTGATATACAAAAAAGACGGACCAAATCTCGGTATTTTCGCCTTGATTCGGTCCGTCTTTTAGTGTGAGTGTTTCTTCCTGCAGCAGTCGCAGAGGAACGGCTGGATCATCGGGAAGATCTCGCGTGCGATGCCGCCCTTGAAGTACGCCGCCTCCTCCGTTCCCGGAGTGATCCCGATGAGCGGGAAGGTGAACATCGTCGCGTGGTCGATCTCGTGCACCAGGCTGTTGAACATCTCCGCGGCGGTCGTGGTCTTCGCCACCACCATCAGCGTCTCCCGTCCCGGCGGGCTGGCGTAGGTCAGTCCGTTGTCCAGCTTCCCGCACCGCAGGTTCGCCGCGGCGCTCTCCATCACGTCCGTCGGTGCGCCGAGTCGCCGGAGATGGCCGAGGATCTCCCCGGTCCAGTAGCAGTCCACCGCCACGTACACCCGGAAGATCCACCTGTGCTGCGGAATGTAGAAGTCGCGCCGTATCATAGATAGTCGCCCCAGTCCACCGGCATGTGCCTCCTGATCATCTTGGCGTACCAGCAGGCGAAGACCTCGCCCTCTCCCGCATCGACGTCATCGACGATCTCCTTGACTGCCAGGGCTGCGTGGGCGTCATCCGGCACCGAGCCCTTGTAGCTGTCGGACTTGACCATGTTCGCGGCGTACACGTAGTCGTAGCCGATCTTGTTGTCGAGCTTCACCCCGTACTTCGCCAGCAGCTCGTCCACCTGCTCCTTGCTCCACGGATCCAGAGGCTCGGGCTTGCCCGAGGCGCCCTTCTTCCTCATCATGCGGACAGCCGCCTCGCATGCCTTCCTGTTGAAATGCCACCCGTTCTCGGCCAGGTATGCCATCTTGTCGGGGGTCTGCATCATTGTGTATTCGTCCATGTCTTGTAGTATTGAAAAGGGGCAGCTTCAGCCGCCCCTTTGGTTGCACTTAGAAGTGTCTCAAGATGCGGGGGTCCATGTTCGGCCAGTCCCACCCCGGGTTCTGCTGAGGGTAGCCGTGCTGTCCCTGATTCATCCACGGCTGTTCGCGCTGGCCGTAGTTGCTGGAGCCTCCGCCCTGGTTGTAACCTTGGCCGCCCTGGCTCCCGTTGTCACGCATGCCGTAGTAGTCGGTGCGTTGTCCGAAGTTTCCGCCGGAACTCTGGAGGAACTTCTGGGCCTTGTGGACGAACTCCTGAAGTTCTCCCATGAATTTCATTGTTTCCTGGTCCATAATGCTAGATGATTAAAGTTTTGATCTTTTGAATGTCTGCGGTCGTGATTCGTGCCCCACCCAGACCGCCGATGATGAGGTCGCTGATAAGCCCGCCCGGGAACTGCAGGCAGATCTCTCCTTTGCCTACGGTCGCCCCTAAAGGACCTAGGGCGTAGTCTGTCAGAGGCATCTCCTTCAGCATGTCGCATACCAGGTCGATGAGGCTGTCGCTGTCGATGTTCCCTTGTGCGTCTCCCAGCATGAGGAAGGCCGCGTCGATGCCTTGGTCGATCCTGTGGTTGAAGCGCTCCACGATATTCGCGGCTGCGTTCTTCAGCATTGCCCGGGCTGCGACTTTGTTTGGCAGCAGCTGGTCGATCTGTTCGCCAGCCCATGTGAGGATTGCGTCTTTTGCCTTACCCTTGAAGGCGCTGATGTCCGAGGTCTTCATTTCTTCTTCCCTCCCTTGGTCTTGAGGTATTCCTCCCAGCTCATATGCGCGTAGTTCTTGGTGTAGTCCTCGAAGTCTGCGAGCCTTCTGTCCACGTTGTCAGATGCAGCCTTGCGCAGGTACCTGACGTTCGTGAGGTGCTGTTCAAGCAGCTTCTTGCCTTCCGGAGACTGCTCCACGTGCGGTCTGATCATCTGGAGCTGCAGCGCGCCGACGAAGGCCATGAGCGCCTGCAGGCTTGCCTGGTAGTTTTCGTTGGTCTCCATCGCCTGAAATTCGGCCTGCGACATGTTGGCGGTTATCGTGTCGATCTCGTCCCATGTCGGTGTCTGGCTTTTTGGCGCGACCGTAGGGTCTGCCCCCTGTGCGAGCTGCAGGAGTGCCTGCTTCTTCTGTTCGATGGCCTTCTGGGCCTGCTCCAGCTCCGCGAAGTGTGCGGAGTAGTCAGGGCCGGATCCCAGCAACGGATCCGCGCCCCTGTTGAAGTTGAAATTAATCCCTGACATAACGTCTTCAGTTTAGTAGATTATCGTCGTGATGCGTTAGGCTGCACCGCCGCCGGCGAGAGCCGCGAGGAGCTGCTGGTTGCAGCAGTTCTGGCTGAGCACTCCGGTCACCTCAGGTGTGAGCGGAAGCGTGTTGACGCCTTCGATCATGCGGCAGGTCTTGCGGTCCACGTAGTTGACCAGAGCGGTGTAGACTTCGTCGATCTTGCACTGGATGAGCTTGTCCTGGTAAGGTCGCACGGCTGTGTTGATCGCTACCTGCTGGGCAAGGTCGTAGATCTTCGCGTTAGTCTCGTCATCCTTGTCCCTGGTGTACTTGTACTGGTCGAAGAATGCGGCGTTCACCCTTTCGCTGAGGGCGTCGATGCTGTTGCGGTTGTTGATGTACAGGCCGAACTTCTCGGCAACGTCGGTCTCTCTCGCCTTCGATGCATTCTGCTGGCCTACGATGTAGAGATCGTACATGCTCTTGGTGAGGGCGAGCACGTCGTCGCATTCCTTGGCGAACGCATTGACAGGGCAGCATGGTGACGATGGGTTGTTATACACCACCGTGTTAGCCGGCGCGGTGCCTCCGAGGATGCCTCCGATGCCGCCCTGCCTTGCGAGGGCTGTCGCGCCTGCAGCGGCGCCGAAAATGCCCAGACCGAGCGCCCAATTCGATTTGGCTCTGGTGTTACCTTCCCATCCGCCGTGGTCTCTGATGACCTGTGTCTCTTTGATGATAGGTTCCATGATATAATGGTTTAAGGGTTTCGGGGAGCGCCCGTCGCTCCCTTTCCCCGTAGCCTTACAAAACGTAAACCTATGCCGTAGCCGTAATTCCGAACGTGTTCCGAAGTGATTCCAGATTCGTTCGGAACTGCTTCCACGTGCCGGCCATCCTTTTCGAGGCCTCCGCCCGGATCTTGTTGATGCCGCGCTGGGTCATGCCGGTGATGTCCGCGATCTGGCGGTCGTAGTAGCCCATGTCGATGAGGAGCTGCACAGCCATCCATCTGGCGTCAAAGTATTCGCGTCCGCCGCGCCTTGAGAAGATCTTGTCCTCCGGGATGCCTGTGACCCTGGAGACGGCCGCGATGACGGCCCTAAAGTCTTGAGTGCTATCCATATAAGTGCCCGTTTTATGCCTTCCGGGATTTCCACACATCGTGCCATAATGTCCATAAAAACGGGAAAACGTGGACACTACGATGTCGTAATGTCCACGTTTGTCGCGTGTTGCCGTTGCATTCCTTATGACAGCAGCCGCCTTGCCTTGCCCGCCAGCCACAGCGCCCCGGCGATCAGCACCGCCCAGCCGAGGCCCTGGAGGAAGCGCTGCCACCTCGACAGTTCCTTCTCGACCTCGACACGTTCGACGGTCTTGAGGTAGCGGGTCAGCTCCTTCTCCTCGGTCCGGAGCCTTTCCGGAATCTTGACCTCAATAGGGATGATCGCCTCGCTGCGGTTGCGGAGGGTGTGATGCAGCCTTCCGTTTTCGATGAATGCATGCGATTCTGCGAGGTTCGTCTGCAGAAAGGAGGTATCACTGTCCGGAAGGGTATTCGCCCCGGATTCAGGTGGAATCTGCCACATTATGACAGTATCACGCAGATACACGGAGTCGCGCACATGCACGATGACGGAATCCCTCTGGAACTCTGCCAGCTCGCGGGGACCGGCGCATGATTGTATCATGACCGCCAGCATTATGATGACTATTCTATTCATGGTTCTCAAGTCTTTTCAGACGATTCATCCATCCCGTCAAGTTACGCTTCTGCGCGGGGTCATTCCTTACGATCCGCTCGAACCACGCCACCCTCGCGGCCATGATCCTGCGGTACAGCTCGTCACGGTCGGCTCCATTGATCGCGCCGAGGGTGATCGGACCGACTGCCCCATCAGGGCGGACACCGAGAATCGTCTGGACATTCCTGATCCGGGCGGTACCGGAATTCACGCACCAGTCGGTGATGATCTCGGCGAGCCTCTGGTCCTCGATGCTGTCAGCCTTGCACACATCCCAGTAGCCAGTCTTCATGATGTGACGCCACTGCGGTCTCGTCATGTTGCGCAGATCCGTCTCAGTCTTGTCCTGACCGTAGAACCGCCGGAAGGTTGTCAGCGTCACTCCGTCCACTGTGAAGCCCCCACGGTCATAGGGGCTGTTGCTGATGCCCTTCTCCAGCGAGTGGAGAAGGGGCGCGTAAATCATGAAGTCAGCCATTGTCCTTTTCCTCCTTGCCGTCGGTTGCATCCTCGATGGCTTCCTCGATCGCCTCTTGCCCGGTGATCTTGCTGAAGAACTTCCAGCCGTTGAAACGCTTGCGGATGCCCTTGTATTCGAAGTAGTTGTTAAAGATGCTCGTCAGCTCGACCGCGTACACGATGCACAGGACAATGATCGAGAGCAGCGGGATGTGGAAGGCGGTCCCGAAGGTCGCCCCCATCATTCCGGCAAGGGTCACCCAGCAGATGTAGTCAACGAGCTTGTTGATGGCTCTCCTGACGGCCCTGCTCATCCGTATGTTCTCGCCTCGCTTCCGGCTTGCCTTGATGCCGAATCGGCTGTCCACAAATATCAGCACGATGGCGAGGATCAGGAAGGGCAGGAGCTTTCCGTAGAAGTCCACCAGGGGCGAGATGAATGCGGCGGTCGCTGCGCCTATCACGTTGCGGTCCTGCATGGCTTATACGAGATTAGAGGTTCCGATAAAGAAGATCACTCCGAAGAGTGTTGCCACAAACACCGTAGCCGAACCTATGAGTGCGGCATAGAGGTCTTTCCAGTCGGCTTGGGTATCAATGAGCTTTTCCTTGATGACCGATACCACCGTAGTGATGATTGTACCGATGAAAGGATAGAGCATCATTCTCCAAGGGTTGAAGATGAGAGTACCCATGTCCTGCAGGATGAATACGATAGTGAAGAAGGCCGTGATGAGGCCACCGATGCCGAAGTGGGCAGCCTTGTCCACCCCTGCGAATCTCTTGATTATTTCCTTCATATGGTTTGATTTTAAAGGGTTATGCACTATTTTTGCAAAAACGCATTATTATGGATATTTCCGAGTTCAACCAACAGCATGTAGATTTTTTCAAGGCATCAACAGATGCCATAATAGCTACGAGTGCCAACGATTTCGAAATCACACTTGCAAGGCGTGAGCATGAATGTCAAGGCACTGTGTCTCGCCCAGAAACCTATCTTGTTCGCAAGGGCGGTCAATGGGTAAGGAGGAGCGAAAAAGTCCAACATTGGTTCGAAGACAAGCCGCCGCGATAATCATTCTGTTACTATTGTCCATTGTGGCACTCCGTCCACGATAGCCACGCATCTCATGGTCTTGCCGTCCACGATGATTTCGTCTCCGATTTCGATGGTTTCCTCTTCCACTTCTTCTACCACTTCTTCCTCGGTAGGCTGTGGCTCAAATGACTCCCAGTAGCCTTCGGGGATTTCCACTTCAAGCTCGCCCTCTCCGTAGATAGGCATTCCATCTTCCGTGAAAGAAGTAATTGTGTAAGGCTTTCCTTCTTCGGTCTTGAAGACCATTCCGAGTCTCAAGTCCTCGTTAGGGATAGTGACTCTCTCATAGTGCTCCTCGGTCTCCCACAAAGGGGTGTCGAGCTTCTTTCCACCGATGTAGTGGGTGTATCCGAGGGTGATTTCTGGGCCGAAGTCCATCCCATCGGCTATTCTCTTCAAGGTCTTTCCGAGACCTGCGTAAATTGTCTTGTGTTCCATGTTATTTCGTAATTATTCGTGTTCTGCCTGATTTGTTGGTGATGGTTATTGGCAACCCTCCAAGTCTATCATTAGTGTAACTTTCCCCATCCGCAAGCATGACGAATGTATCGGTTTCCTTGATTCCCTCCGCTTCCATCCAATCAAGGAGTTTCTTTTCAATTTCTCTGCTGTCCATATTATTCTCTTTTTAATGGGGGAGTTGCCTCCCCCGTGGTTAATTATCCGTTATATTCGCTTAATGGCTTGATTAGATTGACTACGTTTGAGGCCGACCATCCGCTTGCTGACTTATAAGTGTCCACCGATGCGTCAGGAACGTAGATAGATGTCAGTGCGTTGCAGCCATTAAATCCTTGAGCACTCAAGTTAGGAGGAGTAGTCGCTCGGCAAACAATAGTAGTTAGGGCGGCACATCTACCTATGGCATAGCCCACAATGTCGGTCAAGGTCGATGGCAATTCTATGAATGTGAGTGATGCACAACCATCAAATAACGCACTTCCGTAACCAGTTGAGACACCTTCTATTCTTGTCATCTTACCCAACGACAGGACTTTTGTGATGTTCGTATTCACGAATGCTGCGCCTTTAATCGTCTCCACATTGGGGAAAGATATTTCTCCCGCTATCTTTGTGTTTTTAAATGCTCCAATTCCGATATATGTTATTTTAGAAGAATCGGCAAATGTCACATTTGCAAGGCTTGAGCTATCACAAAAGCAGTATTCTCCTATATGCGTTACGTTTGCAGGAATAGTTACCTCCGTAAGAGCCGTACACTTATAGAATGCACCCGCATAAATAGCATTCAAATTCAATAGTCCAAGTTGTGTTATCCCCGTGAAGTATTGAAGCTCGTTGAATGATGTGACACTTGCATTATTATTGAACCATCCTTGCATATTGGATGTCACCGCTTCCACCTCGTTCTTGCTCATGTATCCCGAACCATTAGTATCAACGCCTTTCGCTACAAGAACACTCAATACCTCCGCGTCAGCGATAGGCACATATCCTCCGTCCTCGTGGTCTTCAATAGGAGCAAGACGAGAAGCGTAGGTTGACCAGTTCGTCGCTATGGCGTAGTCAGCCATCGAGACGGCTGGGACGACAACGAATCCTGTGCCAGAAGCAATTTTAGAACCACTAAAAGCATTACTACCCAACGAAGGTGGTGTTGTGGCATCACAAATAACGGTTTCAAGACTTGCACAATCTCTCAATGCGTATGCGCCAATACTTGTCACCGTGCTTGGAATGCGAATGTATTCAAGATAAGGACTACTCCAAAATACACCAAAAGAGTTATAGTTGTTGTTACCCGCCAAAGAAGTTATCTGACCAAGATTTTCTACTCTACTGATATGGCTGCCCTTGAAAGCACCTTCGGAAATTGAAAGCAGATTCGGCAAGTTTAATGTTCCCTCTATCGGTGCATTATAAAATGCTGAACCATAAATGTATTGTAGTGCTTCAGACCACACAACTTCCTTTAATGAGGTACATCCATAGAATGAACCTCCACCAATATAAGTAAGTGTTTGTGGGAGAACAACTCTTTTCAAGAGCGTACAATTCTTAAACGGGCCTCGGCCTGTTCCTGTTTCACTGGAAATCTGTGTAATACTTCCCAATGAGGACACCTCTACGATGTAGGTTGAATCGAAAGCCTGTAAAGGCAATGTTCCTGTTAGACTTGATAAATTAACATTTCCGTCAATTTTGCTATTGCGGAACGCATAGTTACCTATGCTTGTTATCTTTGTCCAATCAATAACAAGCTTTGTTAAAGAAGTACACTCCGTAAAGGCATATTGTCCTATGCTTGTGATGGAGGACGGTACTGATATTTCCCTTAATGCGGTGCAGTTATAGAACGCATAATTAACAAGAGAAGATACACCAGTAAAGTACGCAAACTCATTGAATAGCTCTATATTAGCATTTTCTCTGAACCAAGTGCCGATGTTTGTCACTTCCTCGGCTTCGTCAACGGTAATTCCCATTCCGTCGCCCACATTGTTGGCAAGGAGAACCGCAAGCACCTCTGGGTCAACGAAGCGGATATACCAGCCTCCGGTAATCGTGAGCGCAAGCCTGCCCTGGAAGTAGTCTTCGATCGCCTCTATTTCATCTCGGTATGCAGACGCGTTAATGCTGACCTTGCCTTCCAAAATAGCATTGCCTCCATCTCTAATGCCGTCAGAGGTAAGCCCCTGATATGTACCATCGGTCAGAGCCGCGATGTGGCTCAGAACCTCAGAAGACGAGTAGGTCTCGTTGATGCCGGTGACCCTCACGCCTATAAGCGCATGAGCAGCACCCTGCGACCCCTGCGCAGCGATGACTGCCGACAGGAGGGCGAGCGGCTTCATGTTCGGGCACTCCGTTATCATGAAGTCGGTAACGCCAGCCTTGCACTCGCTGATGTCCACGCCGCTGTTGTAGAGCTTCGGGAAGTTCTTCAGGAAGACCTGCTGCATGGTTGCAGGGAAGCCCACCGACGCCAGTGGTCCTCCGTTCGGGAAGGTCACGGACGTGAGGCTGGTGCCCTGCGCGTGGAGCGTCTGCAGATGCGTGCATGACGAGAGGTCGAGGATACCCGTCAGGGTTGACACCCTGCGCAGGTCGATGAGCCTCATGGACGGGGTCTCGCCGAGGATCAGCTTCGTGATGGTGATGACGATGTCCGCGGTAGGGTGGCCGATGTGCAGCTCGCGTAGCATCCTGCCGTAGATGGACAGGGTTCCGTGCACCTGCTTGTCATGCCATGCCCCGATGTCCTGAAGGTAGTGCACGCCCTTGATGGTGTTCTGCTGGTCGGCGGCGCCTCCGAGGTCTATGGTCATGTTGCAGACCTGACCGGCCTCCGTGCGCTCGCCCCTGACAGGCGAGGTTCCATTCATGATCACCGGATACATCCATATGGCCGGGGTGATCTGATAGCTGATGCTCTGGCCGGCCGCGCGGACAGATATGACGTCACCCGAGGCGCCGCTGTAGTCGCCCCAGTGGTACTTGCTCTGGATGTACTGGATGCGTCTCTTGATCCATCGCTTCCAGCCGCTGTAATAGTCACCGAGCGACTGCGTGATCGGGTCGGTGTCGTTATTATAGCTGATGCCGTAGACGAGCTTCGCATTCTCGTAGAGCCTCTTGGCCGCCGCATTGTAGAGCGCTGACGGGAAGTACTCCTGCGCCTGGCTGAAGTAGTAGCGGTGGAAGAAGGCGAAGAGCTGGTCGGACTTGTTGCCCGTGGTCATGCCTCCGAGCTCGGCCATCACGGTGAGCAGCGAGCGCATGTCGTCGGCGAGCTCATCCGGGAAGGCGAGCTCCATGAGGTTGTAGAAGCGGTTCTGCTCTCCGTTCCATACCGGCGAGCCGTCGGCATACTTGTCGCCGACCTCCGCCCAGTACGGCTTGCGGTCCTGGCCCTGGTTCGTGAACGGGCCGATGGTGTCAGTGTCATCCCAGAACAGCGTGCAGCGGTAGCCTTCTGAAAGCAGACCGCGCACGGTCCAGTATGTGTTCTTCGTCCTGGTATCAGTCGAGCCGAGGACGAGGTTCCAGTTGACCGCGAAGCGACCCTGCGCCACGTTGAAGTAGCGGTCAGCCTCGAGCCTGAACTTCGTCGCCCTCGCCACCTTGAGGTAGATGTTGACTGCATCGGCGGAGAGTCCGGAGATCATTGCCGAGGTCACTCCGTAGCCCTTGTCGACAAGCTGGTCGTAGAGGTTCATCTGGCCGTTTCCGCTGTCTGACGGGATGTACTGACCGAGGGCGCTCTCGTAGTAGTAGAGGCCGCCGCCGTCAAGCCAGTACTCGAGGTCGTTGTCCTTGAGCGCCGACGCCTGGGCGTTCAGCTGCGCGAGGGTTCCGTCGAAGTGTGCGATGTTCGGCGAGCACTGATAGACGAAGTCATAGACCGGCTTCCACACCCTCTCGTAGTGCGCCTGGATGTCAGCCTTGGTCTCATAATTTCCGGCGTTGTAGTCGAAGGCATTGATGCCGTTATACTGCATCGACTCCTCGTCCATGTTGAACTGCCAGCGCCCTGCTGACGGATTCCACGGAACCCTGAACAGAGCTCCGGCCGAGGCGTTGTCAGCGCCTTCCACACTGATGAGGTCAGGATAGCGGTCGTAGTCGTAGTTGAACCAGTAAGGGTCGCCCTTGTCAGGGCCTCCGGTAAAGAGGCCGATGAAGGTGCGGACAGGGTTGCCGCTGTCGTCGTATGTGAGATGCACGCCGACGAATGGCTGCTGATAGATGGCGGTAGGGTTGCCGTCAGGGTCGAGGATGCCGAGTGCAGTACAGAGGTCGTTGATGCTGTTGACCGATCCCATCTTGTTGCACTGGCATGATGACGCCCAGTTGAGCTTCCAGGTGAAGGTCTTGATCTTCGGCTTGCCTGGCATGAACACGAAGGCTCCCGTGGTGGTGCTGCCGTCAGCATAGGTTGTCACGGTGTCGCCGTCGGCCTTTCCGCGCTGGTTCCATTCGCGGTACAGCTTGGCGGAGGTTCCCTGACCGTCCTGCAGAATGTTCCTGATTACGCAGTTCCACTCCGGGTTATCCCTCCAGTAGAGGCGCCAGGTATTCCTGAACTTGTTCGGGTTTGCGAGGCTCGGAAGCTCGCCCTCGAACTCGATCACGTTGCAGATCTTCTTGACCTTCTCGATGTCTATGTCGATGCCGTTGGCCGCGAGGACGTCATTCTTGTCACGGAATGCCTTCTTCTCCTCGATGCTGTCCAGAAGGTTGATGTGGTTCTGGTGCACGGCTCCGGATGAGAGCGCCTGGTTGTACACCCTCACCGCGTATGTGTCTATGTCTGCGCTGTCGCTTCCGATGACGATGTCGCCGTCGTTGGCGAAGCTGTCGGTATTCGCGTATGTGAACTCGCGGTTCTTGGTGCCGTTCACGTACATGACCACGAGATTGAAGCCGCTGTTGCCGTATGCGTCAGGCATAACCACGAGGGTGATGCGGAGGCGGGTGCGGTCCTCGAACTTGAAGGACTGGTTCTCTCCGTCGCTCATGAGGCTCGAGAAGACGGTCATCTTCTCGGGGGTGAGGCTCACTCCGAGCCATGACGACGTCAGCCTCTTGACGATGCCCAGCACAGCATCCTCGTAATTCACGACGTTGTCGATGAGCAGGTCGAGCTCGATGGTCTTGCCTGTCCTCGCCGCCTCGGTCTTGAACGGCTGGTAGTTGATGGACACCGATGATCCGGCGAAGATGCGCAGCACCTTGACGCCGTTGACTGTCTGGTAGCCGTCACTACCCCAGTTCATGCCTGACCAGGTCGCCGCGACGGCGCTGCCGTCTATCTCGTTGATGATGTAGTTACGGTTGCTTTGCGAGTTGTCGCGTGTCTTCGGATTCATGAAGAAGACAGCGCCGGGGAAGGCGGCAAACGAGTAGCTGTTGTCCACCTGCACGCTGACCGGAGTGATGAGGCTGGCTCCGCCGCTTGTCGCCGATATGCTCACCGAGAAGTCGCTGCTGTCGCTGGTGCTGATCTCAAGAGGCGCGGAGAAGGTCTGCCGGGTTCCGGTCGCCACTGACCCGAGCGTGGTCGAGTAGACGGAGCTGCCGTCCTTCTCGATGTCGAACTTCACCGAAGCCGATGCCGACCCTCCGTTATATATGGCGAAGTCGAAGAAGGCGTTCTCGGCGTAGTTTGTGGCCAGGTCTGCGACGTTGTTCACAGCCATGTACGTGCCGGGCGCTCCGGCGGTCACGAATATAGTCTGGACGGCGAGCTCCGAGGTGCGGAAGTTGCCGTCAGTCGATGCCACGTATGCCGACAGAGTGTACACGCCGGATGCTCCGGGGTGGTCTATCACGATGCTTGCCACGGACTCGAGGTACGGCGTGGTGCCGAGAGCCTGGCTGTAGCTTCTGCTGTAGCCGTTAGGACCCGTAACCGTGAGGTGCAGGATCTTGTCGACGGTTCCGCCGACGTAATAAGGCACCGTGATGGTGTCAGCGGTATGAGGTTTCCACCACTCGAAGCTCGTCTGGATCGACAGCGAGCTGCGGATGACGGTGTACGCGAGGTTCTCGGCGGTCTTGCCGGTCGTCTCGCCCTCGCCGGAGATGCGGATGAGG